CTGACCCGGATGGAAGGAAGGAAAGTGGAAAATGGCTTTGGAAACCTTGTTTTTCCAGAACAACACAGGTACAGTTACTCAGTTCTTAGGTGAACGTGTAGCTTATGTCAGTAGTGAATTGCCATCGAAAGAGCGGCACACTGAGTTCAGTTATTTTATCAGTGAGCATGGGGAGCATATTCTCCAAGGTGTTGGGCGAACAAAAGTAGAAGGCGAACGGGATAGATATTGGTGTATTGTCTCCGAGGATCCGGGGGATCTTCTGCAAGGAATTTTAGGCACTGATGTGAGCAGATTAGCCAAACGTCTTTTAGTCGAAGTTATTACCTATCTTGCTGATTGTGTGTGCGACGAATGACTGACTCTACCTGCTGTAACTGCGGCCACACAGACCCCCATTCCGGGGGCGGGATCGGTGTATGCCTGTCTAAGGGCTGCGGCTGTGATGGTCAGGGGCCGGAAGAGGTCTGGAAGAAAAGTTGTTCTCGTTGTGGTGAATGGAAAATTCGTGAAGAATTTTATACTAGACTAGAACGTGGCGGTAATGCCGATAGTTATTGTAAATCTTGTCGTACAGAAATAAGGCGCGAAACTCGTGAAAGGAATCCGGAACCCGCAATAAAGGCGAAAGAGACTTTCAATCAACGAAAGTCCCATGAAAGAAAAGAAATTAAAAAAGACCTTCTGCTTCTACAAGGCGGAAGATGTGCTCTTTGCGGAACTATTCTGACTCCAGAAACTGGAGAATTGGACCATGATCATACTTGTTGTGCTAAAGGATGTATACCTTGTGTGGACTGTCGTAGATCAGTCTTGTGTCATCTTTGCAACCATGGTTTAGGATTCTTTAAGGAAGATATCAATCTTCTTATTAAAGCTGTTCATTATTTAGATGTCTATGGAAACAGATGAACTTTGATAGAACCAATAGAAAGTGCAGATGGCTGGGATATTACAATCTGGGTCGGAGAATCTTATACGAAGGCTAACGAGATCTTCGATGCGGTAGCGGAATTCATACAGAAGAACTTTGATGGGCATGATGAAGAAGGATACTGCACCCTAGATTGGGGACTGGGGATGAGCCCTGCTAAGTTTGATGACTAGAACAAGGAAGAGGAAATGTTACCAATTGAAGAAACACAGATAAATGTTGTCGATTCACACGAAGAAGTTGAAGAATTTTTTAGATGGCTTAGTCAATCACGCCAATTTTTGGCTTTTGACACCGAAACCGCTGGATTGTCCCCTCAAAGAGATGCTCTTCGTTTAGTGCAGTTTGGGGACGTAGATACAGCTTATGTCTTCCGGGCTGACCGTTGGTTGGGTGTAGCCGAGGAAGTCTTCCAAAAGTATATTGGACTACTGGTTGGTCAAAACTCTGGTTTCGACGTGCGTTTTTTGAAGGTTCAAGGAAATATTGATGTTTCGTGGGCTAATATGCATGATACTCGAATTATGGCTCACATCTTGAATCCCAACCGCTCCACTTCCCTGAAGGCCTTAGGAGCCCAGTTTCTCACACCCCAGGCTAAACGGTTGCAGGGGGCGCTTCAAGGAGCCATGGCGGCACAAGGATGGTCTTGGGGGACGATCCCTTTTTCGTTCAGTACGTACACAGCCTACGCTGGGCTCGATTGCATACTAACTGCCCGAATAGCTGAAAAGTTCTATCCTGAAGTCGAAGCGAACTACAAAGACGTTTATGAACTAGAACTACAGGTTGCGAGAATTTGCTCCAATATGGAAGTAAAAGGCGTTTCCATCGATCTGCCATACTGTAAGGAAAAATATGCTCAAATCCTTGATTACTGTGCAGACGTGGAGTTCTGGTGCCTGGAAAATTACGGCGTTAGGCCTAGTGAAGCGCAACAAGTGGCGACAAAACTCGTCTCAGAAGGTGTTGATTTATCGAAGACCACTCCCACTGGAATGTGGGCGATGGACAAGGATGTCCTTGAGGGGCTGGAGCATCCACTCGCTAAGGCTGTCCTCGAACATCGTCAGAAGACCAAGATAGGATCAAGCTACTTTCAGAATTTCTTACAGTTACATGACAACGGAGTGTTACATCCATCGATAAATACGCTTGGAGCACGGACCGGAAGGATGGCGGTCAACACCCCAGCCTTGCAAACTATCCCTCGGGGATCGATTGTACGAGATGCTTTTCTACCACGTTCTGACGAGCATCTACTATCCGTAGACTATGCTGGTATTGAGGCCCGGCTTTTTGCGCACTTCGCCGCAGAAGAAGAACTAATCCGTGTGTTCCATGAAGGCTTCGATCCTCATAGTTACACTGCACAACAAGTCTTTAATGTGGAAACTCCCACTAAAGAACAGCGTCAAGTGGCCAAAGGTTGTACCTTCGCATTACTCTTTGGAGCGGGACCAGAAAAGATGGGTATAACTGCTGGAATCACGTCTGAAGAAGCTAAATTCTTTATGGACTCGTATAAAGAACGTTTTCCTGGTGTGCCTCGATTCATGAAATCCGTTGATAATGTCGCCAAGCAGCGACTCGCCGCTGAGGGTACCGGATATGTTAAAACACCTCTCGGACGGCGACAAGTTGGCGAGAAGGAAAAGTTATATGCTCTGGTGAATGCTCTCATTCAGGGCACGGCCGCCGATGTTTTTAAGCAAGCTCTAGTTAATCTAGATAATGCAGGATATGGGTCTAATATGCTCCTCCCCCTTCATGATGAAATTTTGCTCTCAGTTCCTTCTGATATTGATATACAGGAGGTGATCACTACTATGGAAGATCGAACAAGTTTCCGGGTGCCTTTGATCTGCGAAGCATCTGGCCTATTAGAAAGATGGGGTGATAAGGCTCGTGCCGTGGTGGGCTGAAGAAATCCAAGTCGCTATTGAATATCTGGAAACAGGACAAATCCAAGCCGCTCTAATGCTCTTGAAAGACATGATCAACTATGACGAATCGGAATGATAATTATCTAGAGAAACATATCCAATGCAAAGTACAATTTACAACTAGCGCCCCGGACCCTCAAAGCCTCATGGACGACTTTGAAATGTGGGTGAATCTACGGTACCCCAAAGTCATATTCAAGTGGCGGGACCAGAAGAAAAATGACTGAGCCCCCTTGCGGTCGGTGTGGGAAGCCTGCCACAGGCTTTGCAGCGATCAATGACCAGCGGTACTGCCACGGCGATGACGACGAGACTCCGACCTGTTACGAAGTGGCTCAGTGGCAGGACAAATGGAAGAGCGTCGGACTACACACTTCTAACTTGAAAAAGGAACACTAATGAATGAAGCGGCCTGTGCTACCGAAAGAAGTAAAACTCCCACCAACAATAGTTGTTGCACCAAATGCGATGCTCAGATCAAGGAACTGGAAGACCGGATTGAACAGATCCGGGCCTGCCTTATTGAACTGGAACATTTGACTAGGAGAAGCTCATGATTGTGGGCCTGTCAGGACTCTCACGCAGCGGCAAGGATTCCGTTGCTCAAATCCTTCAGAAGGAAGAAGGCTATGAATGGCGGAGTTTTGCTTCCAATCTTCGTGCTATTCTGCTGGCTATCAATCCTTATCTAATTGAAATAGATATGCGTCTGCAGCCTGCTGTTGCAGATTACGGATGGGATTGGGTAAAAGAATATGCTTATGAATCCGTTGAACAAATGATTACTCTTGGGCAAAGTGTCCGAGATATCGATCCAAATTTCTGGGTTACGCCGGTCCTCAAAGATCTAACCAAAGACTCAAAGGTAGTGATAAGCGATGTACGCCAAAGAAACGAAGCAATGGGAATCCATCACCGACAAGGCCAACTCTGGAAAGTGTTGCGATCTGGAACAATTGCCCGTGGTATGGATAATATGCTTGATGATTGGAAGTTTGATCGCATTATCTACAACAATGGTGGTTTGGATGATCTTGCAGTAGCAGTAAGAGCGGCTCTCAATGCCTAGGGTAATCGGAATAGACCCAGGCAAAACCACGGGCATTTGCTCATTCTATGTCGAAGACCCAAAAGATCACCCAGCTTGTTTGGAAAGCTATGAACTGGGGTTCCAAGGAGCAGGACAATATCTAGAAAATCATCTAGGGAGTTATCAAACAATTGTAATATGTGAGGCCTTTTTGATAACGACCGCCACGGCGAAGAAATCTTTTGCGCCGTGGAGTCTTGAGGTCATTGGGCTCACTAAGTTTTTCTGTGCTAAAGTTGGCGTTCCTTTATTTATGTATGCTCCAGCTACGCACAAACGATTAGTAAGCAATGATGTGCTGAAACGGGTTCATCTATTCGTGCCTGGGGAACATGCCCGTGACGCCGCCCGGATAGGGGTCTATCATTGTCTTACGCAGCTTAGTCTGCTGCAATACGCGCTGAAGGAGGAGGATCCTAATGGCGCAGGTAACGAAGGAGAAGGCCAAGGAGATCGCTGAGAAGGACGCTGAGCAGCAGGACACCGCTCAGAAGACCCGTGACGCCAAGGTCCAGAAGCGCCAAGACAAGATTCAGGAAATTGATGATTTAATTGATTCAATAGACGAAATTCTAGAAAACCAAGAAGCTTTGATTCAATACCGCCAGAGAGGCGGCCAATGACCTATATCTCCCATGACGGTAAAGGCACCGTCGCTCTCCAAGCAACTTTGGCGGCGGCCACATCTGAGCAAAGCTTGCATGGTGAGATTCAAGGTCCACATCATCCAGTGGCATGCCTAGGACAACTAGGTCTAGATGAAGATGGAACGATGTGGTGTGATCACTCAAAGGCCGGTCCCGAGAATCTTCGCAATCAAGCGATAATTGATGCCACCACGGCTATTTTATTGATTGAATTACTGTGGGAAAAGGAAAATAAAAAAGCGCCCAGCCCCAAAAAGGACTGAGCGCTTAGTAATTGGAATCAGTCGGCTAGGTTGGCAGCACCAAGTAGGGCTAGACCCAGAGCAACCTGGTTATCGCCAACTCCTACATCCACGCCAAAAGCGGCGAGACCTAGGGTAGCAACAGCAGCTAGGGTTAGGGTATGTCCAGACACTACGTTATCCAGGATAGACATATTCACCTCCTCCATCTTTTCTTAGACTCCTGACGAAGTCTACGTTTGCAAATGCGACATTCTCTGTGTCCATCTGGACGGATATAAACATTATCAGTTATAAGTGAATGTCCCCATTTACACTCTGATTTAGGAGGTGTCCTACTAATCAAAATATTAGGATTAGGTTTATAATTTCCAACCCTATTTTGGAGAGGGGGCACAGAACGAAGATGATCAGGGCGCACACAATGGCGTACTCGGCAAATATGATCTATTTCTTCTCCATTAGGGATAGAGCCTACAAATAATTGATATAAAATACGATGAGCTGTTGTTCCTGTCCATTTTCCATTTTTATCCCAAAAAGTTATCATACCATAGCCATCTGGACTTATTGTTCCTGTCCAGGGCCAACATCCATCTCCCACTAAAAATTTTTTGCTTATTCGGTCCAGTAAGTAGTCACTCATTTGTTCGCTCACGGCGGGCAGGCTCCCTCATATCCTTCAGGGGCTGTCAGTAGCCAGAGGAAGAACTCATAAATTTTATCTAGCACGCCTGCGTTCCTTTCTGTTCTTCAGTTTAATTGGTTCATCTTGGATGACTGGCGGTTCCTGTGAGACTGCATGCAGGAAGGCGGTGCGTTCAGCTTGTTCTGCACGGTTAGCCCTGCGTCTCTGCTTCGATTGCAAGCTGTTCCTGCGACTCATGGCGGGCCTCCTTCCAGGCAGCGAGGACCGGTCCCACACAAACACCACATCGACAGTTATGTCTCCGTAATGCCTCAGCCAGGCGGTCAGCGAGAAGCCGGTTTGCTTCATACAACTCAAACCAGTGCATGGCAGTCTTTCGGTTCCGCTCCACCTCGGCCTCGGCCCGCTCCACCTCCGTCTCGGCGGCGACTCTTTTGACACAGTGATGGCGGGCTTCGGCCTCAGCCAGCACGGCCCGCTGCTCTAGTGTCTCCCAGTAGCGGTCGCAGGTCGCCCGGTGCGGATCTAGATGCGGGGCCGCTGCCTCGACGACGAGTCTTGCTTGTTCCTCAGGAATGCCTGCTTCCATGGCTGCTTGGATTGCCTGTTCTAGTTCCATCGCTTACCATTCCTGACTCGTTGGATTGTTGTTGGATGAACCCCATAGATCTGAGCTAAAACACGGCTACTTTCAGGACGGCTCTTTATCTCTTTTACTTGGATAGCAGTAAGCCTTGCTCGCCCATTATCCTCGCCTCGGGCTCTCTGTGCCTCTGTGGGCTGCTGAGGAAGCACGTAACGATGACGACCCTTAGCTTTGGCATCATTGAGGTTGTCGCTTTGCGTACCAAGGAAGAGATGCTCCAATCGGATGCAAGGCGGATTGTCACAGTGATGACAAACGAGCATGTCTTCGGGTATCGGACCATGCGTCCTGATCCAGGCGACCCGGTGAGCGGCCTGGCGGCGTCCCTCAAACATGACTCGTCGGTACCCACCTCCGCCACGGCTACCAGCACCTTCAATGCAAGGCAGTGCCTCAGTTGCTGCTTCGATAGCCTTTTCAAGACTCATCAGTAATTATACCTTTCATCCGGGAGTTTATTCTCATATTCCTTATAGTTAACGAATCCCTCTTGAGTCATGAATCCCCAAGTTGTTGTTCTTCGACCGCAAAAGAATAAGGTCCAAGCTGGTTTATCTTTGATCAATTCTAGCGCATGAAAATCTTTGATACTCTTTCTATTGATCATCAAAGGCCAGTAACGTCGCACCTTTTGAGGCATTCCATGCATTTGGATATCTTCAAAGGTATGTTCTTTATACCCACCCCATAAGATTATAGAAATGAAACCCCATGGGTGTGAATGGAGATCTCGTAGCCCATCAGACATTTTTATCTTGTGAATGCGAATTGAAGGGCGAAGATCATCCTCGCCTTTACTGCCCCAAATGAAAAACCGTACTAGGTATTCTTTGTCTGGATCTTCAGCGATACGGATGATCTTGAAGGGCATCAACTTGCGGAGCAATCGTTCTATCATTCAAAGTCCTGTGCCAGTCCCCCAGATCAATATTCCCAAAGCCAAAAACAAACTCAAACCCCTAGTTAAAGTGTTATCACCCCTAACAACCGCATAACTGAACATAACTGTGAGTAGCCAGCCGAACGTTGTCAAGGCATCACCAGTCCCGCTTTTACGGCAGCACCCATTCTAATCAGATTCTCCCCGAGGCCTTCAGCAGAGGCGCCGTCTAGGAAATAGACAGCTTGCCCGGCTGGAGTCGAAACCTGCAGCATCACAAAATTCTTTCCTCCTCCTTGGGCCTGCCCAAGATTGAAGATAGTCGGCAAGGGAGCAGGTTGTACGCCTTGAACCTGAGCAATGTTCTTGGCCGCCGCTCTAGCTGCCAACTCGTCAATTCTTTGGTCTTCCATCAGAAGATCTCGGCCATGCTACGATCCCAGAGCCTAGCCGAGGGGAGCCTACGTTGATTCGTACAGAAACCAAGGTTCCAGCAAATAAACCCTCCTTCTATGGATTCAATCACCCGAACGCCTTGTGTACCACAACGTCCACACTGGCCTTCTAGTTTCATCTTACGTTGGTCATAGGGTATGAGAGGCAGGATGTCAGGCATTAATGTACCTTCCAAGGAGCAATCGCTTCTGCAACGATGCGGGGTAAATCTTCTTGATAATATTGAATGTCATATCCTATCGGATCTGCTGCCCATTCTTCATGTGCAAGAATTGCTAAAATGGCTGCTTGAACAATAGAAGAACAAGAACGAAATCTTTCTTCTATTGAAGCACTCATCTGAGTTGTTCCTTGTACGTTTGTAAAAATTCAACCACTCGGAGAGCAAGCTCTCCATTCTCATATCGGATGCAAGGGATAGCCCGCTCCAATAATTCTACTGCTTCTGCTAGGAAGGCACTACAAACCCAAAAATCTTCAGACATTTTCCTCCTTCAGTTCTCGCCAGGACCCAAAGTACAGCGGGTTAGACTGCACCGATCCCACCACCCGGATCATTTCTCCGCTCCTTGGCGAGGAACCTTCTTAAAACTCGACGCTTAGAGTCGCTTCAGTGGCCTCAGAAACTGCCCCAATAGTAACGGGCAGTCGAACGACACCACGTCCGACCTTCGTTAGCTTCCCGGCCTTCACCAAGGCCGCTACAGTGCGGCTCATCAAGGCGTTGTCCCGACTCAGAGTGAAAGCCAAAGCGCCAACAGCATGGGGCTGAGCGGGATGCGCCTGGATGTACGCCATAACTTCTGCGGCATACTGCCCGCCCCCACCCCTAGTCCTAGTCTCAAACATCGCAGCGTTCTCGACAGGCGGAAGAGCGGTAGGAGCGATGAGGCGCACCCGGCTAGCAGTAAATGAGCGAAAGTTCTGGCCAAAGACCGTGATGGAACCATCCTCGTTTACCGAGACCAGGCTGAACTCACCCTTCTCGCCAGCCACAACTACAGGGGCGCCCTTCTCGACGGTAGCCCAGTCAATCTCAGCGAAGTCGCCAAAGCCGAGAATGCTCATTAGCCAATCGGCGGCCTGCTCACTGAGACCACGGGTGCCGATGATTTTCTCGCCTTCAGATTCAAACTTCGTAATCGTCACGGCTGAGATGTTGAACCCAGCCCTACGAGCGAGACCAGAGAGCTTCTCCCTCGACAGACCCAAAGACTTCCTCGCAGCTAGATAGCTTTCCATTTGTTCCTCCTCGCCCCGCAGGGCTATTCGTTGGTTGTGTGATTGTAACAGATCTCGTCAAGAGCGGCGCTCGTTGGTAGGTGAGCAGCCAGCCCTTGACGCCAGCCGATTACCTTAATGCAGGCAATCCCGTGCGAAAGGAGAAGGCCACGGTGCTGGGGATTACTTTTGTTTCCAAGCTAACTCATGAATAAAATAGGCAATGATCTTAATGAATCTATCGGTTAAACCAATACCAGTTGCAACTAAGATTGAATCTGTAAATATATATGAAACTAAGGCTGTCAACCCAAAAGCTAAGAGTGACCAAGAAAAAGTCTTAGCTACTATTCGATTCATATTCTTTCTTGTCTATCATAAATATCGTCCATTGGAGTATTCATTCGCCAAGAATGATGGCATTCGTTACAGTATAGAAACCGCAACCAGTGATTGGTTCTAAGAAGATCTTGAAAGTCATTACTAAAACAATAGGGACAGCTTATCTCTTGCCCTTTAAACCTTACTTTCTTCATAGATGCGTCCGTTATACGTACGAGGGACAGGCATATTACTTATGGAACCCAAGGTATACACCCAACCTCGGTGCTGGCAACTCTTGCAGGTGATTTCTGCGCCATCCGGGATGATTGCTCCGTTTGTCAATGGTTGTCTATTACAGACACCCTTTGTTGTGGGACCATCAACCATGACAAGATGGGTTAAGCAGATGGTTGTTGCCTTGCTATGGGGACCTCTGATTGATCGGAATGTGGCGATGCGAGGTAAAACCATCAGTCTTCAGTCTTCCTTTGTGTCGCTTATGAAGCACGAACAATTTTGGAGCACGCAGAAAGAAAACATGCCCTTGGAATCCATATCAGTGAAGTGAGTCTGCAATCCATGCCCGCAGTTTTGGCAGGTTTCTCTGTCAGGTAGAGGAGCAATCATCCGGGTCCTCCACTGCCGTGCCAATGCCTTAAAATGAAATTGTTTACGGCATCCTTCGCTTGACGCAATAGGAGGACGGCAACGGAAGAGGGGTACCATGTCTGTCCGAGTTCTAGCGGGCCAACCGGAACCAAGTCCAAGGCCGAACTGCAGCGTTCAAGAGCTTCTTCAGCTTCCAGACATCGGGCCTTCCAATCAACTCTCTTAGTTCCTGCCACGAGATCTCCCTTTGGTAGATAGGGTACCGCCATCTGACAATCGCCTCTCTCATCCAGTCCGGGCCTTCGTTCTCCCGCTGGACGGCACCAGCTGTGCGCCATCCACATTCTGATCTGTCGTATTCATACTGTGGCCCCGGTTTCACCCTTAATTTCCTCCATAATGGCATAGATTAGCTTGCACCCGGAACATATAGAGTCCTTTCGGGCTGTGTGGGTAGGCAACTCAGCAACGGCTTGTACGAGCAACTTCTTGAGACGTTCTATTTGTACATCTCGTATATCCACGGAGTTCGATGGGAACCACATCACACACCTGGTACATCAACCAGAGGCTCAGGCACAGGTTCCCAGGTCTGCAAGGAGGTTACCCAAACGATGGTGTCCCCGCAGACCCAACAGCGGTCCAACCCGGTCCAGCATACGTCGCAAGCCTCGCAGCGATAAAAGCCGAACCAGTCACCCACGGCATAACTTCCTTCGTCCTCGTTGGTGAGCATTATCAACGGACTTCGGGTTTCGTCCCCAGCGAGTTGCAATTTCGTCATATGAAAATCCAGCCATTTGACCCATCAGAGCTTCCATCTCCAAATCTGTTAGGCCTGCCTGTCTCCATTCACAGATAAGCTCTTCTATCGCCATAATTTCTTCGACAATTGCCTCGGGCTCGTCGCCACCAGCTATATCCATCCACGGTTCCAAGAATACGGCGTTCCGCAGTGCTTGCTGGCGAAGACGGGTACTCGACTTCACGAAGGTGAGTATCTGGCGACGAACCACTAGTTTGAAAAAATGAATGAAGCTTGCCTTAGCAGGATCCCACGTACGTACTGCGGACAGAAACCCTATCCTTGCCTCTTGCCAGATGTCCTCGATGGTAGCTCCGATAACGTAGTAGTCTCGTATCACAACGTAGAGCAGCGGTGTGTATTGTTTCAGTAGTTGTTCAAAAGCAATCTCATCTCCTGTGCGATACCGTTGCACAAGATCAAGGTCAGTAGTCGTCATCTTCGTTGTAGTCCCCTATCCCAGCTAGGTACCCAAATATATACCCAATCAATCCGCAACCTGCTGCGATAAGGAAGTTTTTCATAATTGTGGGCCCGGCAGGGATCGAACCTGCGACCTTCCCGTTATGAGCGGGGCGCTCTAACCAACTGAGCTACAGGCCCGGTACTAGGGGGTACTTTCCCAGAGAACACACTGGAGTACTCATGACACATGCCTGTATCTGCCCCTAGAACTTGGTTGCTAGGCCTTGTGAGCCGTCTTCATCCAGAGCCGCAGACAAAGACCGCCGAAGACCGCCAAGCTACCGACAAGGAACAGCCAAGCTGCGCCGCTACCCGTCCTTGGCAGAGTCTGCAAAGGGACAGGAGTTACGGCAGGCGGGGTGTTTGCTGGCGGGCAAGGCCCTGGGTCTGTCTTGAAGGTGAACCCGCCGCCGTCTGAGCAGACGGTGTGTGCCGCCTCCCCAGGAGCGCCAGTCTCGCCCGTGTCTCCTCTAGGCCCAGCGGATCCCGCAGGGCCCGTAGGCCCAGCGGATCCCGTTGCACCATCAGTGCCATTCAATCCCTCCTCGCCCTGAGGACCAGCCGGTCCAGTAGGCCCAGCGGGCCCCTGCGGACCCTCGGGACCAGCATTACCTTGAGGTCCAACAGGTCCGGTAGATCCAAACGAGATAGAGCAACGGAACTGGTTCGCATCGCCACTTCCTTCGGTCAGTGTATTGGGGACGAACACCTCATCATTATCACCAGGAGGAAGTGAGGTCCAATCACCCCAAGACTGGTTGGAAAGAACCACGAAGAGCGGCTCACCAGACTCCTCATCGAAGCCCTGGAAATCACAGATGTCATACTTGTTGTGCTGGTTATTGCCTGTAGCACCAGCAACAGTTGTAGGAGCAAGAACCGCCAGCATGACGGCCAAGCTCAGGATCAACTTCCTCATTATTTCCTAACCTTCCTGTTTCGGTTTGCGCCAGGGCGCCAAGTGTACATACAATCCTGCCATCAAGGCAAGAGTTATTATTGGGTGTTCCCGAGCATAGTCCGTTACGAATTTTCCTCGTTTCCTTCGCTTAGTAATTAAATCCCAAGCGACGATACCTCCACCGATCCAGAGCCAAAACTCACCCTCGGTCGGGGGCTTCACGTCTCATCCTCCTTCTCTCTGTAGCTCATTCCATACAGCCTTCGGCGGTCATCTCCACTAAATAGAGTGGCTTTGGTAGTCTTGCCCGTAAGAGATTATTGCATCCTTCTATTTCGCAAAGATGTTCGTTTTTAGTCAGAGATTTCACGCCTCATTCGTCTCCTTTCTCTTTCGCTTTTATTACCCCAATAGCCGATTGTCTCCTTAGCTTTTAAAGCATGATCAAGGCAATCCGGTTGCACCGGACATTCAGAGCAGATTGCTCTTGCCTCCTCGGTGCTTCCTCCCCTGGATGGGAAGAAGGCATCGGGATTGGGATAGTCCCGACAAGCTGCCTGGACTACCCAATCCGCATCTATGAATAGCTTGGTGATGTTTGGAACGGTTTCGTCATAGGCTCGCTGGTGCGGACCGTACGCTCCCTTACGTCTTGTCATGCTCAGAATGGCGGCGGAGGAACGGCTGGGGTCTCAGTAGCGGCAACCGGAGCAGGGGCAGTAGAGACCACGGGGGCCGCCGTAGCGGCAGTGGCGAAAGGGTCTGCGGCGAGGGTAGGAAGACCAATGGCAGCTTCTGGGGATACAGGATTGATGCGTTCTATCTTGTTATTTTGGTATTCAGTATCCACCTTGACCTTAATCTGAGCAACCTGTCCAAGCAGCGCCCCAGAGATATGCTTCATAGCCGTCTCAGGATCAACAGTAGACAATGAGGCAAAGAACTCCTGGGTGATGCCGAGAGCGCTCATCTGACGGTAAAAAATACTCAAGGCGTTGGGATTGTCGGTAGTAAGGGTAAAATAATTCCATAAGTTTTTAAAGCCAGCCTTAGGACCAACTACTACTTCCCACCTTGTTTTAATCTGCGGCTTACCTGTAGAAGAGGTCTTGTATTCTGATTCGATAACCTTAGCGGTATATGTATTAGCTTCCAGAACCTCAAAAGTTGCACCAGACTCAGCGGCCTTCTTCATGAGATCACCAAACGTGCTACTTGTCACGTAATTACCTGCTTTCTTGTTCAGGGTTACAAATCATGTTGACCATGTCATCTAGTCGAGGGTTAGTGATGATCGTAGGGAAGACACCTGATCTATCACCTGCCTCATATTGAGCGTGGGGCTTAGTTAATAGGAAATTTGTGAACTCTCCCTCATCGCTAATCTGTGCCTTAAGGAAGCCTATCGTATCGATGTAGTAAGGAAGCGCAGTTGCTAGCTGACCTTGAACATATGGGTACCATTTGCCGTCTTGGTTCTGTTTTGTCATCGCCGTTAGAATCACTGCATCCAGCGGCACTGTCGGGTGGGTTAGTAAATCTCTATACTGCCTAACAAGTTGGGCAACTTTTCGATAAACTTCCCCCCACTGCTGCAGCTTTAACTGCTCATCGCCAGCTATTGCATCAATACAACGTTGCTGGGCCTCAGAGATTGAATCGATGATGACCGAACGAAATGAGTGTTTTCCGGCTGCCAACCAAGCATATGCCTGACTCAGAGAACTGAAATCTCTTACGTAGGTCACGCACGTTTCCCAAGAACCGTCATACTCCGGGGGAGGCACAGTTGGTACCCAAGAGATTTTCTTAGATTTCAAAAACCGTGAATTGCCTTCTGAATCTAAAAGAAGACGAGGTCCCGGTGCTGAATCAGCAAGAGTTGTGTTATGAGTGACTATAAATTTATCCACGACAAATAAACCATCAAAATTAGCAACTGCAATACAACGAGTTGGTTGCTGGGCGGATGGCGCCACCGAAGCAATCCTCCTAAGAGGATGACGGATTCTATTCCGATCTTCGTAGTAATGACGACGAGACCCTCGGAAGGCCACCATATCAATAGGCAAACGTAGAGCTGTTCTGTAAGCTCGTTTACCCATCTTGCGTTCTTTCTTATATGTATAGGTAGGCGATCTATCTGTTATTTTCTTTGTGCAGCCTCCTACTGACCAGATCAATTCTCTAAAATCTTTGCACAGCTGGAGGCTAGTCGTCACAAAATTCAGCATTTTCCCGTCATTAAACCCATCAGAATCCATAATGCCTTGAAGAAGGGCAACCCGGTCTGCAATAGGGGCTTTAAGGTATATTTTCGGAATGAATTTCTCGTGTGAGTACAGCCCCCAAAGATCTAGGGATCTCAAAGCTTCGGTGAGTGGATTTTTTTCATTCTTCTTGTTTACAAAAAAGAATTCAATACCAGTATGACGGACTGTTGTTCCTTCTGGTGCTTCAATACAAATTTCAGGGTCTGCGCAAGTAAGCCTAGGGGTTGAACTTCTAAATGATCCATCACCAAGCATTAGCCCCAGAAGATATGGCTCAACCGGCAACGGATTGTCTGATTTAATTCCCTGCCAAGCGACAGTTGGTATGTATAGGGGCTCACCAACTGGTCCAGTAGATACACCGATCTGACGATAAATATCTTCAGTAGATAGAATGGCCCATCGATCAGTGTTGCGCCTGCGAGTCCTCCATAAGTGACTAGAATCAGTGATGATGGATTCACCATCATCAAATTCAATCCGATAACATTCTTGGGGGCCTCGTTCAAAAATAGCTAAAACAATTGTTGGATGTCCGTCCGATCCGATAACCTCATCACCTATTGATAGCGAACCAAAATCTTGCCACCCGGTCGGAGTAAGAGTAGGTGTTGAATAAGGCAGCCCCTTCCCGCTTTTTGAGGCTCCATGTAGGAGGAATGAAATTCCACATTCGCTCATACTTCCTCTTTCCATAACATTCGCACTGCATCGTGGTCTGGTGACGGGCAATCGAGGATGTAGCCCGCCTCCACCACGTTGAGGTCTTTCATCATAACCTGTCCGGTGTGCCCGTCAACCATCTGACAAAGCTGGCTGTGCTTGACTGTGGGCATGACGGCTGTGAGGGCATCTAAGTCAGCTTGGGTTATACCGAAGATCATTTTTCCCTTTCAAATGCTGTCGAGATCAGATCTAGATTCTGCATATCTTTCGTATGGATTAGATACCCTGAAGTTATTTGTGAGAAACTCCTCAGCGTAGTCATCCATATCAAACATCGGGCATGCGGTGCGAAAGTCGCAACCCCAAGAGCACCGAGAACTGGGTCGAGGGTAACAAACAGCCCTGTGGTCTGTGTTCCGGTTTAACTCGTCTCTGGCTTGGATGATATCAGAGATCGTCCCGGTCAGCCTTATGTAGAAGTTCCTTAGCATTTTATCTGAAACTTCGACGCTTTCCCTCGCATAAAAAGGTGGTGTTGCTTTAGCAGTGCGAAGTGTTTTTCTGAGAAGATTCCACATTGCATATGACGGCATCTTATCTGGATTATTAAGCCGATAAAGAAGAGCATAAGTGAAAAGCTGCTCGTTCAGATCAAGCAACGGATCAATGAGACTCTGACACGACTTGTGGTCTAGGAAAAAGAAACGTTCTAATTTGTCAATACCAATAGCGTCTCGCTTACCCAGGATAGTTACATCTGTCCCACTAATATGTAAAGTATGCTCAATTTCAGATTCAGCTTCGATGATCTCAAAGTCTGAATCAATTCCTGTTTCTTCTATCCAATCAAAGTAGCCCTCTAACATAGTGCGAGCCATCTTATGATCTTTATCCACAGCTGTTAGATCATTAGGAGTATTCTTTCTAACTTCTTCATAAATTGATGTAAGGACACCTAAAGCTAACCCCTTAGAACCGCTAGGAGAATAATACGAAGCTAGTGAAGAGTGAATATTAGTTCCTAGAGCGAGGGCACCAGTAGTTTTTTCTGGTGCTTTTAACCCTCTAAAATATTGGAGCCACCAGCGTCTGCGACAATCTTTCCAAGTTTGAATTTCACTATTACTGATTTGTAATGTAGGGACTGATTTAACTAGCTTCATTTCCTTTTCCCATAAATTACTGGGGCTACCCGTAAATGGTATTATCTGCCCCATTTCAGTCATCAAATCCTCCCATAAGCTGTTTCCTCATCAAAACCCAATGGAACTCAAGGGTCATATGAGTAGCTGCATGCTCTTGGAATCCGGCTTCCATCAGCTTATTGTGATAGCCCGCCACGATTGCCACGAGCATGTCCAAGTTCTTCGTCAACTCCTCAAATTCTTCAGGAGTAATGAGGGGATCTTCTTCACTCATCAGTTCCAGGCCGCTTTGTACGAGACGGGGGCTGTTGTAACGAGCATCTTGTAAGAGTGCCGCAGGTAGGGGTCGATGTCTGGGTCCTCCATCCTATCCGCTAGGGCTTGGCGCCCGTGTACGGTGAGCGAGAGAAGGACAACCTCTCTCCAAGCCTGCATCTGTCTCTGTTCCATCTTCCGTTTTCTCCGCTTCCTAAGGAATCTATGTGTGAACCACACGGCAGTCTAGTTGCTCCAAAAGCTGGGCGCAAGAGAGGCAGGGCTGCGAAGGTCGAGGCTCTTCTTCCATTCGTCCTACTCTAGCGACATAGACAGTGGCCCGTCGAGGGTATCCCGCCCGGCGAAGCGCTCGTGCTTCCGCATGGACTGAGACAAGGGCGAGGGGGACACCTGCGACGGTGGGGGAGTTCTTCGTAAGGTTGACCGCACGTCCTAGAGTCTTCCCATTCTTGATGACTATTGCACCATGACGGAATCTTTCACGGCTCTCGCCTGCTAGAGCGAGAGCCTGGCGCAAATGATGGTTGTCCTTGGTCACAGATCAACTCTTCGGTCAACAGAACTAAGGGTCCGGGCTCTCTCAAAGGCTAACCAAGCTTCTAGGGAGGAAATCATCTGCTTAAGCTTTTCAACCTCAGCTTCCAATTCTTCTATTCGGCTCATAGGGTCCTTTCTTCTTCATATATGTTTCCAGTTTCTCCCAGTGACAATCATTGAAATTAATGCCCTACTTACATCAAACATTTCAGCTAAATCCTTTTGAAAAAATGTGCCAGTTGCATACAACTTTCGTATTGCTAAGACTTCCTCATCCGAAAGTTTGGACATACCGTGATCCGTTCCGACCCGTGCAGATTTAAATCGACCTTTATTTAGAGCATCTCTACAATTATCGGCTGGAGTGCCCAAGAAAAGATGATCGGGGCGAAAACAAGGCGGATTGTCACAATGATGGAGAACCCATAGACCTTCTGGAATTGGTCCATTAATAGCTTCCCAAACTAATCTATGAACTGATTGTAATTTTCCATTAAATGAAACTCGCCCATATCCAAATGGGACTTTATATCCAGTCCATTCCCAGCAACCAGCATAGGGCCCACGAAAATTGCTTGGGCGATCTTCTAATTTTTTACCTGGCATATAATAACCTTTTAAGAGCGACTTTATCTTTGACAACTTCTTCTAACATTTCTGCTTTTCCAGCAAGAATCTCAAGTTGAGCAGATTCTATAGAATTTTCAGTCACATAGTCAATAACTACAACTGACTCGTGATGTTCGCTACCAATTCTATGAATGCGTCCGATAGCCTGCTGCTGGTCCACGTTTGAAAATGAACGCTGAAGAAAAATTCCTATGCGGGCTCTATTTAATGTAACTCCCACGCCTCCTGCGCTGATGACCACTAAACAAACATCTACCTTGGCTTCTTGGAAAGAATCAATTTGATTTTGTCTGACATCTGTTGTTTGACCGCCCTTGATAATCGAGTAAGAGATGTCCGCTTTTTCAAGGCGGTTAGCCGCCATCTCAATAAGCTGCCGGGACTGGGCAAAGACCACCACCGGCTCGTTAAAGTCCGCCAAGTCTTCCATAAGAGCATCAAGCTTGCAAGAGGGATCGGACAATCTTACTCCATCCTCAGTGAGTTCTGCATAGGACGAAGCAAATTGTACCATGCGTGTGAGCTGAGCCAAAGCCGATGAGGCAATCACCATTGAGCCGTCGTCAGTAGTGGCCCACAAACTCTCCGCCATCGTGTTATATGCTTTGGCTTGCTTGGGGTTCATCTGCACGTCACGGCGCTCATAGATGATGGGAGGCAACTGGGGGAGGATAGCTTCTTTCACGCAACGTCGGAAGCGGGGATGGAAGATATCTTCAAATTCGGTCTGCATCTCTGGTCTGATTCCAAAGACATCCAATCCACCAAATGGATTGAATCCTGTCAAACAGTAGCGGGAAATGAATTGAGTTTTGGAGGGCCACTCTTGAGGATTTAAAAAATGCAAGATAGGAAAAAGTGTATCGGGGGCATTAGTTAGGGGGGTGCCAGTTAAAGCCCATCTAAATCGCACTGAAGGGCCATGTCCTACAGCCCACACTGCTCTTGTCCATTTAGTACGGGGGGAAGACAATTTGTGACTCTCGTCGCTTATTACAATTTTCCATGGAATAAAGTTCAATTCCTTCGGAGTCTTCTCCGCATCTGTTAAAGCAATGCTTCCATATGGAGCGAGCCTTGAGTGAAGACGGACGCTCTCGTAGTTGATTATGACGACCCCAGGGTTGTCTCCTGCTTCAGCGAGAATCTTCTGGCGCTTTGGGGCTGTTCCATCAACAACATAGACAGGGATGCCCGGCCACCACTTCTCCACCTCCCTCGCCCATGAGCGTTTACAACTATTCGGGGCAATTACTAGCATAGGAAGTTCATTGACTGCTTTAGCTGCAGCGATTACTTGAATTGTCTTGCCTGATCCCATCTCATCGGCGCAGAGTGCTTGCTTTGCGGTAATGAGGAAAAGTGCCCCAACTTCTTGAAAGTTGTACAACCCGTGTGGGAGGCCCCCCGGATCTTGGATTGACAACTCGTTGCGGAGAGCCAAGGAGGGAGCCACCCGGAGGTCGAGTTCACTCTTCGCCCATTTCCAAAGTTCCGGTCCTATTTCCAACCGGTCTCCGAACACGGCTCGGAGTTGGCGACAAGCGGACCATGAGAGGGGGGTGTGCCATTTCTTAACCTCAGAATTCCATCTACTACCGGGGATTGATTTAACGCCCTCTCGGTCTTGCATTCCAGACTCTATGAAAATTCTTTGGCCTTGAATTTCGACCTTTACCTGCATTTCGGGTTTCGCCTTCTTCCTAATTACAAAAATTTTCAGCCCTTAATGCTGTTCCCTCCAGGGTGGAGTACAGGAGCTACCTGTCAAGCACCCTGGAGGGGGGACAGCGCAGTGCCGGAACGGCCTGCATCCAATCCGGTCTTCACCGATGGTACTAGGCTTCCCTGCACACTGCACGCCACGGGACATTCGATGACGTTTTTCCTCTCTGCTAGGCTCGGAGAGGCTTGAGCGGTACTGGCCCGGCTAGCACCCAGCCGCCCTGTTATCCGATCAGGGAACGGTCTCCAGGATGCCGCCTCGGAGAACTTGTTACTAAGCGACAGGTTTTGCTCTTTACCCGGTATTATATGGTGCTCATGGCTGCTATGCGATGCTCCGTATCATCGCCATGACAAATGTCGCAACACTCTTCGTGAACATCTTCCCCGTTAGCATCGGAATGGCGTTGATCCCACTCTTCTTCTGAAAAGGAACACAGACAACCGTAACAAGTTTCTAACGATTCCATTATACTCTCCCAAGAGCCCCGGTTAACAAGGACAAGCTCAATATCCTTCCAAGTCGTGTCATCAATATCCTGGATATCCTGAGCAGTGGCGAGAAGCTCACAAACAGCCACACTGAACGGGTTAGTCTCACGTTTGTAACTACAAGACCTGAGAGTTGCATTACGAAACAGAAGTGACCTAATAAGGTCATTCTCCTTGAACTCCGGGTGGAAGTCTTCAATCCACTGACCGACAATGCAGACAGGAGTCACAAGCAGTGGCTCCTCGTCCTCAATGTTAAAGTGGTCGAAATCGACATGGACACCCTTATCGTCCGTGTAATACACGCATGTATCCTCCTCATCCAATCCACCGTCAATCACTATTCTTCCCCGGCGATCCGGGTATCGAGTGATCAGGGAGGAAAGTTCCGCACGAACAACTTCAACAGTCAGTTCCGAAGGTTTCATTTCTTTCCTTTCGTTAAGTTAAATCCTTCTATGGATCGGGAAAAGGGTTCAGAGAAAAATAGTTTCTCCTCATACTTAGTGCACAGAACCGACAGAAACTAATTCTGAATGGGTGCAGGAGACTAGTCTCCTGCACCCACGTTAGGGGACCACCAGCCTCTGGTGATTAAAGGTTTAGGGACTCAAGAGTGTCCAGAGAGTCCTCAAGCTCGTCCAAGGTGCTAGCAGCCTGGGCCGCCTGAGCCGGGGCAAATTTACCACAAGTATTAAGCAACAGCCTACCAGTATTCACGGCCTCACGTCCGGTGGCAATAGCAGCATCCACACCAGCTTGAGTAGTCACGTATTCCACAGCCTCAGCATACTCCCCGAGAAGATCAGCAAACTTGCCAGCCTTCTCGGAACACTGGGCGGCAGTGGGACCGGAACTAGGGGTCTGGGAACTAGGGGTCTGGGAACTAGGACTCTGAGTGCTAGTCTCATTGGTGCAGGCACTGGTTAGAAGGATCGAAGACAAGGACAGGACGGTAATGGAAACGAACTTCTTCACTTCAATTCCTTTCAAGGATTTTTGGTGGAGAGATGATTTATTTTTAAATTTAATATAGGTTTAACCGTGTAACATTCCCATTAGCTTTCCTTTCTGAGCCTAATTACTCAAGGTAATCCACATCTAAGCCATAATCGGAGACGTTGATGCCTGTCTTAACTGCACGAATCATTTTGTGCATGGCAGTTTCGACTTCAGACATTAACACGTCTTCTTCCTCTTCAACAATAATTTCTAGGGTAACTAGAAATGTGGTCATTCAACCTCCTCCTTGTTTTCGTTTTCGGGTACAGAACCTTCAAAGTGTGCGGGGCGGTCGCCACACACCCTGTCATCCCAGGAGACATGGCCATGGTCCCGCACGTACCTCGCTTTGGCGTCGGACCTCGACTCCAAGGGAATACGCTCGATCCCGAGCCGGTGGGCAGCGATCACCCGGTGGTGCCCGTCCTTCACCTTTCCCTCGCCGAGGTAGACGCCTTGATCCAAGCCATTCTCAGCGAGGAAGGCTTCAAGCTTCTGCTGGTGATGACCGACCCTGCCGCAGCAGAGGCACTCTCTACTGAGGATGTGCCGTTCTTCCTCATCCCAGGTCTGGCCCGAGGCGGGGGTGTAGTTCGCCAGCAGGTCGGCCGCCGCCATCGAACCCCGCATGGTCTCAGCGTGCTGCACCGGCAACAATCTAGCTGGATTGAACGTTTTCCATTGTCGCATCCAGTACGGAAGCTTCAACCCTCTTGATGAACTCGATAGCCTCCTCCACCCGGTCCTCCACCTCTCCAGCGGTGAGCCCTGAGGCAACAACGTTGGAGAAGGTGATGGGCTTTCGGGAGAGTAGGTGGTTAGTGTCTACCAGGACGGCGTAGGCGTCAAGGAAAAGCTTGAGAGCGCTGTCCTCGTACTCCTGGCTAGCCCTCCGGGCAGCGTTGTTGGCGTCTTGCTCAGCTTGACGGGCTCTGGAGGCAGCCTGCCGGGCACGGGCGTCCTGCTGGTTGCGGGCGTCCTGCTCGACACGGTGCTTGCCGTACGCTTCTGCCATTCGGGAGACGATGTCCGGGTCTGAGGAGGTGAGGGCCCGCTTCGCCATCTCAGCTAGAACCTCTGGAGTGGGGAGTTCGGCCTTGATCTCTGCACGAAGCTTAGCCTCGACATCCTGTAGCTTGACAACGTTCTTCGCAGCCTCTTCCTTCGCTACCCGCTTACGCTCAGCCTCAAGCTCTTGCTGGTGCTTCAGGTTAGCCTCCCGCTCCTTCTGAGCAGTGGCCTTAGCTTGGGCAGCCAGAGCGGCATCTAGACGCTTCTGAGCAGCTGCTTCAGCCTTGGCTGTGGCCTCGGCGGCAGCCTTCTTCTCACGGTCAGTCCAGCTACCTGCTCGCTCCGAGCGGCTGGCCGCCGCTCCCTCGGACTTGCGAACCCACTCACCAAAAGTAGACTCAGCGATGCCCATATGACGAGCAAAACTCCTAGCTGTGACCTTGACAACATGGTCCTGGGCCGTGCGCTCATCAGTATCCATGCCTTCATATTTCCGATACACAGAGACGAGCCCCTGACGAAACTCTGTGCATTCCGCCTCAATATCTGACCAACTGATCATTTTTCCTCCTTACATCCACAAGGATGTCTTGATAGTAGATTTATGGGTATTGTACCAATCAATCTTTTCTTGATTAGTACGTTTGAAGTGGTTAGAGGGCCTTGGAGTTACCTGAGGGCCGTGCTTGTCGGCTTCGGGGTCTACGTAGCCGTGGGGGATGATCCAGGCCTCATCGTGCGTGACTACCTCGCCTGTAGGGTTTCTGGTGATTCTTTGGCCCTTGAATGAACGGTGGAGCCAACCTTTGGTGGTGGACTGGCGGCCTGCTCGGAGGACCAGTACGTTCTGGTGGCCCTCTGAGCGTAGCCGGGTGGCGTGGGCGGTGGCTAGTCGGAGGGACTGGGTGAGGAGGTAGTCGGCACGTTCCTTATTGTAAGCGTGAAGTAAGGCGTGATCGAGGCCCTCGACTGGGAAGGCAACCGAACCCTCAGAGTACTGGACAACGTACATATCAGCTTACCACCGCTTGTTCGATGTGGCGCAGCCAAGGGGTATTGGCAGAACGCATGTTCGACTTGCCGTTACCTCTGTTGCCATTAGGACGATCCTTTCTCACGCCCATCTTCATACTGGCTGGGGCGGGCAGAAGCTTGACGATAACGCCGGACGGGTAAAAACCTGCTGCATCATAGGCCTTGATCAGTGCCTTAGTTTCCCGAGAAATTACGTAACGCTCAATGTGTGCCCCACGATGAACGTAAGCAACACTGGCACCAATCTTTACAGCCTTAACATTTCCGTTCAGAACTCGTCTGACGCCACGAGCCGCCACACATTCCTCAGGATTACGAGTAACTGCGCCCTTGATGTCACGAGGTCGTACTTTGAATTCAATCGGCTTAACAGCATCAACAATGGGCACATTGTTAGCTAGGGTTTCATCTGACCACTGCATTTTTATAGACCAACTTTCAAATTCGCTTTAATCTCTGCGATCAAGCGTTCGGTTTCCTGAATATCTTCGGCAATAAGGCTGTGGGTGTCTTCACTAAGATGTTGCATAAGGGAAAGCCCCTCACGCAGACGATCATTTGCATCCCTGACAAAACCCTGTCGAGGAGGTACCTGTGAGTTTACACAGGATGCGTTGTCGTCGCTAGGAGTTTCAGTCTCAGTAGTTTCGGTTTCAATTTCAGTTTTCGTAGTTTTCTTCTTTCTAGGTGTGTAGATGGCATTCCAAGAGGGCAGTTTATCTGTGTCCAGATATTCAGGCTCCTCTCCAGGAGAAAGCAGGCTAGACGGTTGAACCAAGCCCTTGTCGGCTGCTCGGTTCCAGGCGTCGAGGTACTTCTTGACAGTGTTTTTGTCGATACCAGCTTGCTCGGCAAAGGAACTGAGACTCACCTTAATCGGTGAATCTTCACCGATTTTTGGACGTCCTGCTGTTCCTAACTCTACGTTCCGGGCAACTAGCAGCCCCATCCTCCAGCCACCCTGCTTAACACAAAGGCCGAATTCTTGGGCGTCCTGTTGGATTGATTCGTTTTGATCTATGGTTTCCATTAATTTTCCTTAATTGTCGGCTGGCCACAGGCCAGGCGTAGTGGGTAGGGGGGCGGAGAGAAGGCGTCTTTCCCACCAGTGCGTTTTTTGGCTCTTGTCTCTCCAGAACCAGTACCGGTGGGTCTTGTCTTCAATGATAGTAAGGGTGAACTGTGCTAGGTACTCCAACCGGAGTGCCTTCCAAACTTCGTGGGCGGCTGGGTTGAGGGGCGGGTTGTTACTGTAGCTGGCGGCTATGGCGGTTGTCCAGCGGTAATCTGCTGGTGGGGCGGTAGTTGTCATTGAGAGGGAGCGTTGATCGGAAAACTGTCTTCCATCAACGTCCCAACCGTGCAAGAGGCCCATTACCAATCTTCTCCTGTTTGAGCAACGTGATCTTTGTGGTAGAAGGGGTGGGAGGTGAACTGCGGGGCAACCATCCGCTCCCGGATGTTCAATAGGTGAACGGCAAGGGCTCGGGCGGCGTCTGAGTTGAGGATGACCAAGGCTGTGGATCCGATGTGGATCATGTTGAGCGTAGGGTGGGGGCGGATGTCTTCGGGGGTGTCGAGCCCGATCTGGATGGATGTGATGTTCATGGTTGGCTCCTTTCGGGTTGTAGGTCTTCATAAGTAGGGGAACCGATTCCTGTGCTGTATCTGTCGAAATTTGACACAGGTGGGTGGTGGGTGGCGGTGGGGGGCTGGGGAGGAGTATCATCGAGGTTTCCACCCCTGCTGAGTTGCATCCATGTTGGAGTTAGGATACCATAGATTCATGACTCCACTGGAAAGATTTTTGCAAAAATATCAGATTGATGAGAACGGATGTTGGCTCTGGACAGGATCAAAAAGTGTCTGGGGGTATGGCAAAGTCAAAATTGAAGGAAAAATGGAGACAGCTCATCGTATGGCTTGGCGATTTTTCAAAGGAGATATCCCAGATGGGTTACTGGTTTTACACAAATGTGATATTCGGCATTGTGTGAATCCTGATCATCTATGGCTTGGTACATACAAAGACAACATGGCTGATTGTGTCGTCAAAGGAAGATTCTCATCAGGTGAGCGCCACTACAAACGAGCCAGTACCCACTGCAAAAACGGGCATATATTCGATGAATCAAATACATGGTGGTACCGCAATGAAAGAAAATGTCGTATCTGTCGAAGGAATCAAAGAAGAGCCTGGAGGGCTCGTCGTCGCCAAGAAGCTGGTGGAGTGGGGGGCTAAGGTTGTTCCGGCGTTTTGCAGTCGAGATGGTGAAAAAGTTCCTCTGGCCGGAAACTGGGTCGTTAACGCTACAAAGGATGTCGATCAACTTGAACGATGGTGGGCAGAAAGACCTTGGTGTTGGCCTGGAATTGTTGGTGGAGTGGGTTCATTCATCTTGTTTGATGTTGATGGATCCGAAGGAATCGAATGGTTTCGAGCATTCTGTGCTCGTGAGGGCTGGCCTGGGGGGTCATGCACTTACTCAACACCGGGACGATCCGGGGGGCTGCATTCGGTGTTCAGGTGGCCTAAATGGGGATTGGGCACAGACTTTCGTCAGGCTAAGGTTTGTGGAGAAGGATGGGAAGTCCAACTTAGAGGAAACGGTCATTTTACCCTCTTTTGTGGGGCTAGACGGCCAGACTGTCCAGGGCGAAATTATGAGTTGATCGAAGAACCAGGAGAGGGTGGGCCAATTGAGTTGCCTGAGAAATTCGGGCGTGCCTTCTTGCGAGAGAGTGTTGTGTCGGTTGGACCGGCTGGTTCGTTCGGTATTGGGGAGTTGGTGGAGATTTCTGAAGAGGATGCCTGGAGTGGTGCGCCGTATGCAGATGGGCGAAAGAATGTGGTTGCTGGTCTTGCTTGGTATAACGCTATTCGGGGCGCCTCTGTGGCTTCGGTTGTTGCTTTATGCGAGCGTTTTGGAGCTGAGTGTTGTGTTCCTGCGCTCTCGGCGGAAACGTGCAGGAAGAAGGCGGAGTATGCAGTAGAGCGGGCTGAACGGTACCGGATGAAGGCTGCTGCTGAGGCTGAACGGGTTGTCGGGCATTTAAGGTGGGATAAATGATGAAGATAGCAGTTGATAAGGCCCGTGCAAACAGATGACCTATCGGGAAGATCACATATCTAATGGGCGGCGATTTGTAGATAAGTTTGAAAAACTTGTCCTCTTCATGCGAGATGCTGGTTGCTGGGCGGAATGGAACGAGGATCTTGGTGTTTGGCGGTTGGATGAATTTGAAGTTTTTGAGTGGGGTAAAACGGTTGTTGAGGACATCTACGCAGATGGGATAGTTCTTCTACGTCAAGCTGAACTAGAAACTGATCCTGCTCAACAAGAGTTACTCACCCAAAGAGGACGAGCTTTAATGCAGTGGGGAAAGATTTCTGCTGGGGCTGGGCATCTTACTGGAACTCTCAAACATGCTGGCTCAGACCCTAGGGTTGCCTGTTCTATGGCTGAAATGGACCCTGGACGGGCTCTGTTAAACTCATTGTCCGGGGTTATTGATCTCGCAACAGGAGGAGATCTTGGTAAAAATCCCGAGTTCCGATGTACGAAGCGCTGTGGAGCAGAATTTAAGGGGACAGCGTGGCAAGGAGGGCTTTGGGAAAATTTTTTAAAGTTTGTAGTTCCAGACGAAGGGCTGCGTCGGTATCTACAATTAATTGTGGGATATGCAGCTGTTGCTGGTGTAGATGAGAGGCTGATCTGTTTTCTTCTGGGGCCACCAGGAACTGGTAAAAGTATTTTTGTCACTGCAGTTGAGGCGGCACTTGGTGAGTACTCAATTTCAATGGCTACTGATCAGTTTTTGGTGAATGCGAAAGATACGTACGGATTAGCACAGCTTCCAGGGGCACGATTGATTGTTGCTTCGGAGTTTGATGAAAACCAAAAAATCAACGTAGCGTTGATTAAACGAATCACAGGTGGGGACACAGTAACCGTACGGATGATTCGTGGCAAACCCTTTGCTTATTCTCCTGTTGGTACTCTTTTAATCCCTACCAATCACATTCCATTTTTTGGTTCGGATGCTGCTGCTTGGGCTCGGTTAGTTATCGTGCCTTTTGAGCAGGTTTTGGTCCCAGAAAGTTTTGGTTCGGTAGATTTAAAGGAACAGTTCAGGGATCCGGGTGTTGCTTCTTCTGTGCTTGGTTGGATTGTCGAAGGAGCACAGCGGTGGTTGGACGGTGAACGAGTTTGGGGGTCCATGCCTCAATTAGTAGCTGATATTGTTGGCGAAGCTAGAGAGGATCAACGCCACCCAATTGAAGAGTTTGTTGTGGATTGTTGGGATTGGGAAAAATACACACCAGAATACAAAGATGCTCCAACCGATTTTAATAGTTCGGAGCAGATCCACATGGCATTAGTCTTTTGGATGGCCCAACAAGGGTATAAAGATGTTCCACCTATAAAAAGGATGGGTCGGTGGCTTAGACAATCCGGGCTGGAACCTCGTCGTAATGCATCTAAGCGAGGTTGGGGGCCAGGCGGAGTACGAGAAGGTGCTTTAATGTTTGGGGGGCTGTGACATGTGGAGATGTCATTGGGGATGGGAACAAATGTTTGATGTCATAGCGCTGACCAGCTAAAATGACATCATGACAACTGATGACATCTAATTTAGTATATCTATGTGAGGGGACTGTAACTTACCCTAGTCATAGCTCTCGCATAGAGCTACTATAGAAAGTGATGTCATTAATGTCATCAGATGTCATTGCGCAGGTCAGAGGCACTTTTTAGATGTCATCGTAGATGTCATCGGAAGCTCTTGGAGATGTCATGAGCATGGAACCGACGTATGGTAAACGAACTGAGGAAGAGATGGCTATAATTTTGTCTATTCATGACACACCCCAAGGAGAACCTGAAAAGGCTAAGAAAATAGCCAAAATGGCCCTAGATATAGCTACTCCAGAAGTTGTGAAATTTTGGCTTGAAATCATGCGAGATCCAGAACAAGACATCAATGCTAGATTACGAGCTTCCGATCTTTTAGGTGCTAGACAAATACCAAAAGTGGCCGCTCAACACGTTTCCCTAGATGAAGATGGAGTTATAGACTCAGTAGACATTCAAGGCCTCCGAGAATCAATTCTTGAGCAGTTTAATAAAAGGGAAGGAAATGGCCGATAACACATATGATCGCAGTAAAAAGGTAATTTGTGGCTCATGTCACGCAACAGCTACAAGTTATGGAAATCCAAGACTCAACACCAAAGGGCAGTGGCTAATCGCAATCAAGCCACATTGGCGAGCAGGAGAAGTGGGGGGCATGATGTGTAGTGCCCGGATAGGAGTTGTTGCTAAATGAATATCTTTGATGAACAGAATCAAGACTACAAAGCCTACTATTTACCAGAAGGCATTGTTTTAGTTGGTTCTGTTGGTGAAGAATTATATGTTTCGTTTTCTGCTCTACCTTGGTTGATTGAACAGTTAAGGGGGGTTGCCCCCAAATGACACAGAACGCCGAGACTGTCGTTTGCCATTACTGCGGAACAGCCGATGACATCCGCCCCTATGGGCCTGGTGGATCGTGGACCTGTTTCCCGTGCATGAAGGCCAGTCCTGAGCGAGGGGCCGTGGTGCAGGCTGCCTTCGGGGCACTTCTCGACGCCAACGAGGCGGTTAGCAAGACCGGGGCCGTGCTGCTCACCAGCGATGGTCCTGTTCCGTTTGAACCCGAACAGTCCGACGGTTTTGTGACGTGAGGCGCCGTGAATGGATTTCCAGGGTAGATCTTGAAGATTTCATTGAATCCGTTTCCCATGCGTGTACCTATTGTCTTCGACTGGATGAACGTGAATGGGTTATTCGTGTCGAAGACCTAGAGGAATTCATTAAAAAGGACGATCATGAGTGACGAAGATATTAAACGATTAGTTAGAGAATTTAGGTCGGCACTCTCCTCTGACCTAGAAACAGTTCATATTCGTCTGGATAAGATTGATGCGAAGCTGGGCGCTATCGAACGGCAATTGGGCCTACACACTGAGCTTATTCTTACGCACCAACATTAGGAGCGGCTGCCAAATGAGAGTTTTAGTAGCTTGTGAGTTCTCTGGACGAGTGCGGGATTCTTTCACTGCTCGTGGACATTTTGCGATGTCTTGTGATTTATTGCCTTCGGAGACAGACGGGTACCATTACGAAGGGGATGTGCGAGATTTAATTCCAGCTGATTGGGAGCTGATGATTGCCCACCCTCCTTGTACTCACCTCGCTGTTAGTGGTGCTCGGTGGTTCAAAGATAAAGAGAAGGAGCAGCAAGAGGCCCTAGATTTTGTGCGTCTGTTATTAAAAACTGATATTCCCTACATCGCTCTAGAAAATCCTATTTCTATCATCTCCACGAAAATCCGTAAACCTGATCAAATCATCCAGCCTTGGCAGTTCGGGCATGGTGAAACGAAGGCTACTTGTCTTTGGCTGAAAAACCTCCCTTTGCTTCAACCAACTCAGATTGTCGAAGGACGAGAGGCTAAAGTACATCACATGGCACCAGGGCCGAGACGCTGGAAAGAGAGATCGAGAACCTACCAAGGCATTGCCGACGCCATGGCCGAACAGTGGGGGTAACTATGAGCTACACCGAGGATTTAGAACCCACACACCAGAGCCCGGACGAAGAGGAATCGAATCTAGGCCGCTGGCTACTCATGGGGCTCCTTCTCGCTAATCTAGCTTCAGATCTCAACCCGGATGATTGGGACGGCACAACCTTCGCCCAGTTCCGACGCCAACTTGAAGTGGTTTATGGTCCCACCATACGAGATTGGCTCCGCACCGAATACATCCCTTGGCTGGAGGCTAGGGGCATCCCAGTTGGCGTCTCAGGAACACCTGCCAGTATTGATCGAGCTATAGAGGCTGCTTTCGCCAACACCCGTGACCTGCACCGTTCAATGCAGTCATCCTTTTCAGCTGGAGAGTTTTCTCGCTGGGGTGGAGCCACTCATCAGGGGCTCGTACTTAGGGATGTGGCTAGGATAGCGGGTGATAATTTAGAGCGAGGTGTCGCTACCAGATTAGAAGAGGCCGGGTTCTTTACCGGGCAACGGCGTTGGGAAACGAGCGGACCAGGCTCCAGACATGCTATATTAAATGGGAGCGTCACCTCCAATGGAAGGTGGCAGTTTAAAGGCGGTGTAGTTAATGGACCAAGACAAAACCCTCAAGATCCAAGAGAGTGGAGCGGCTGTTCTTGTCGAGTTTCTTACGCTTGGGTCGATTCTCGTGGAAATACTGGATGGTTATAATGAGTAGTTTACCGTCATTCAATGTGCAAAAAGCATTTGAGCTTTATCAAACAGGGCTAACTGTTCATCAAGTTGCTGAAGTAATTGGAGCTGCTTCTAATAATATTTATTATCAATTTAGAGTAAATGGTATTAAGCTTCGGAAAAGAGTTGATCTGCACCGTCGTAAAGGATTATTGCCTTGGCTTGAAGATGCTCTAGTTAATAGAAGTCGGTTGGAGTGTTGGTTGTGGCCTTTCGGCCACGATTCGGGTGGCTATCCAGTTATGAGCGGATTTGGTGGTAGAGCAACATATGCTTCTCTTATTTTGTCTGGGTTTCCAAAACCTCGTCCTCCTAACCATTTTTGTCTTCATTCATGTGACAATCGGTCTTGTGTTAATCCAGACCATCTCCGTTGGGGTTCCACTCAAAACAACATGGATGACATGAATAGTCGCAATCGAGGTAATGTTGATTCTGCTCATGCTGCTGCTAGAAAATTCACTGACGACGAAGTACGTGAAATTCGTCAACGATTAGCGGCCCTCCCACCAGGCCGACCAGGAGGAGGATGTCTTCGTCTTGATTCTGTGAGACAGATTGCTAGAGATTATGGTGTATATCATTCTAATATCAGTAATATTAAGCTAGGGAAAACTTACTCTCATGTTGTGGATTGAATCGTAGAAAACCGATTACCAGTACGAACTTTTTCCATAGAGCGAATTTTCTGGCGAAATTTTTACCAGTATGAGAATTTTCCATAGAACGGATTAGTCGTACGAACGGCCCCATAGAAGTTAGTCGTACGGACCCTTCCATAGAGGGGGTCCAACCCTCCACCTGAGGTTTAGTGTGGTCCCTACGGAATTCACAAAGACACAAGCGTGAGATCGCCCGCCGCCACTTACTGCGAACCTTCGCAATAAAACCGTCGATATGTCAAAATTTGACGAACACCTGTTCTTTTGTGTAGCAGATGAGCAGATACTGTGTAACCCCCACGACACAGCAACACCATCGCCGATACTCATCACCGATCCCCCCTCTCGCCGTTCACCTGCCGTTCATCTCACATCCTTGTGTTTCCGCAGGTCAACTCCCATTCAACCAATGGTCGAGAGAATTTCTCACAACCCCCGCAGATATCGATTCAACCCCTCTTCTGTACGTGCGATAAGGGGAGAGCGCACGGGCCCCCGTGCCGAACGAAGGGAAACGAACATGCTGCCCGCAAACTTCCTCTCCTCCGTTGTCCGCTGGCACTCCACCACTACCCAAGACCTGTTCGCTCTTGAATCCCGTTCAACCCACGAACCTCGCCTTGCCTCCGAACTCGCTGCTCACCGTGACCTTGACTCCCAAGCATCCGACTTGACCAGCATCCCGGCTGACTTCGACACTCATCCCATCCGATCCGGGCTTACTCCTCTCTCCCGGGCTCAAATCAAAGAAACCGTCACTACCTGGGGACGGTTGCCGTTCGGACTTGATGATCTAGTTGCACTCTCCCGCACCGTGAACGTCGATGCTGTTCCTCGTAATGGTGGTCGCCCTAAAACACAGAAGATCACAGCATGGAACGCCTACCCTCACGAATTCGACATTCCAGCCGCTTCGGGCATCCTGCGAGGTTCCGAGATTCGGCGAAACCAATTCATCACTACTCCCCGGCCGGGCATTGACAAGCGAGGCACCTACACCGTCGGCAACGATGCTGCCATCGGGTCCCTTCCCCAGAAGGTGAGCGGTTGTATTTGTAACGGGATGGATTGCTCCGGTCACGGTTACCGGCAGTCCCGCCCCGTGAATGTGCAGGCCATCGGCGAGACGGTCACACAGCCCTACTCAGAGGCTACGGTCGCATGGGCCCTAGCCGGGCTCCTGCTTGGCAATTCAAACGCTTAGAAACCAACGTAGGCGTCCCCCAGGTCTCCGGACCTGGGGGATTCTTTTCGCCCTAATAAATCACAGGCCTGTGATTCCCCCTCACTACTAGGCCAGTCGATTAACCTCTCGTATCTGTCAATTTTCGACAGATAGGGGCCAACAATCGGTTCTCCTAGTTGTGAAGAAACAATTCAGCCCAACAGAAAGGTGTTCACCATGCTGCTCCCCTACTACTCCCTGGCCCGGATCGTTTCCCTCCTCCTGCGAGGTGAGAAGCCGAACCGTCCCTTCTCCGCTCCCGCCCTTCCCGTTCCTGTCATCGATCGGGATGCTCGCCTAGAGCCTGGACAGGCCTTCTGAGATGCGCCTCCCCCGATGGGCCCAGGTTCTCCTTTGTCTGCCCCTTCCTATCCTGTTCGTCATCGGAGCCCTTCTCGGCCCCGAAAACGCCTCTCCCGCCCCTACAGGCCCCTCTCAGAGCTGCCTGGCCGCACAGCGCATGTACGGCGTTGCTCTGGCCCAGCTAAGCCTCAACGCCCAGCTGCAGGCCTATCAGCGAATGCTCTTCCTCTGCGACAACATCCTTCCCGTTAAGCGAAAGGCTACAAATCCCTTGCTGTTGCTTGGTTGTGCTACCTATCCCTGCTCTTGTGCTTGGGGGCGGAGCTATACGGCCGAGTAACTGTCCCCGCCTCTACTCCAGGTTCCGCTGACTTCCAAATGCAACTCTATCCCGCATACGAACCCGGTGATTGGCCCCCGTGCCAATTCTCCGAATGTCTAGACGAAAGGTAATCTCATCCAATGATCGTTAACTTCGGTATCCATGCCATCCTCCTTCTGTCCCCCGTCCAGGCCACTCCCCCACCCCCCCCCCATCCCCCCGTCCAGGTTGTCAGCATCGATGCCGTTGTCATCGAGCGTCCCACCATCAACGGTGCCGTTGACCCGAGTCTGCAGGGCCCGGAAGATGCCGTTCAGTGCAGTTACGTCAGTGATGGGACCCCCGGAACCGGCGAAGAGGGCGTTGAATATCCCTTTGAGACCGGTCAGGCCGAGGCGGGCACTAACGCTTTGGATTGTGAGCCCGCATCATGAATCTTCGTTATGAGATTATTGATACGCAGTATCCTGATTGGCGGGGTCAGCGGTTCACTGATTTGCAACGGGCCCGCAACTACGTACGGAAATCTACTAATCCTGATCGATTTATCATCAAGGACCGATTTACGAAGGAGATTGTCAAATGAATCAACCCCCCAGCACCGCCAACACAACCCTCATTCTTGAATCCATCGACCGTGCGCTAGCCGCATGGGAAATCCGAAAGGCAATCTAATGACCGCATCAATCAATGGTTTCTCCGCCCGTAGCGTCCCTTTCTACGGCCTGCCCAAGTCCCGCATCGTTTCCGATGCCCCGACTGCCCACGACGCCATGGTTCTCGCCGGGCTTGACTGGCACGTTTCTGTTGAGCCCACTTACCAAACTCTTCGGGACGGTACCGTCCGGCAGGTCCCGAATCGTTTCCTCACCGTCCGCCAGGATACCGAATCCGTTCTCGGTTCAGTCGGTAAGGTTTACGCGCCATTCCAGAACGCCGATTCATTTTCATTCGCCGATCGCCTTTTGGGTTACGGTGTCGAATTCGACGCTGCAGCTTCGTATGCGAATGATTCAAAGGTCTTTCTCACGGCGAAGCTTCCGGAGGGGATCACCGTTCCAGGTACTGACGACTCACTCGACCTGTATCTGCTTTTTAAGAATAGCCACGATGGCTCTAGCGCCATCTCGGCCATGATCACACCCATCCGCCTCTCCTGTACAAACATGATGAATCTCGCTGCTAAGAAGATGCTTTCCAGCTGGAATTGCCGACACACTGCAACGGCCAGCGAGAAGATTGATGAAGCTGCCCGGACCCTAGGCCTAGTTGACGCCTACCGAACCGCCTTCGCCGATATCGCAACCCAGCTGCGTGAGACTGAGGTCAACCTGGAGGGGTTCACCAAGCTCATTCAAGAGGTGACCGATTCCGAGCGTAATCAGGCGGGTGCCATCTCCGTTTGGCAGACATCCCCCACCGTCGATCGTCAGACCGGGTGGGGAAGTGTTAATGCGATTGGTGAGTACTTTGAACACGAAAGAGGAGGGAAAGGTAATGTTGAATCTAGGTTTGACGCTAATCTCTCTGGTCAAACGGCTCAGGCACGTAATCGTGCTGTTCAATTGCTTTTGAATCGGAGGTAGGCAGATTGTTTAGTCAGTCTGTGGTAGATCGTTTCTGGTCGAAGGTTGTCATTCCCAGCATCGAAGGGTGCTGGGAATGGCAGGCTTCCACTAGTGGTGATGGGTATGGTGCTTTTAAAGTGTCTGGTCGACAGTTTGCTTCCCATCGTGTTTCTTGGATTATCGCTTATGGTGAGATTCCCGCTGGTGCTTGGGTACTTCACACTTGTGACAATATCTTGTGTGTGAATCCTGCGCATTTGTTTATGGGTGGGAATAGTCTTAATCAACTAGACTCATCACGCAAAGGCAGACAGCACGAACGACGTAAGACTCATTGTCCACAAGGTCACGAATATACAGAAGAGAATACTTACACTTATCGAACGAAAACAGGGTATGGCCGCCAATGCCGAACCTGTCGGGCTATCGTCTCCCGCACTAGGGTTCGTTAGCCCCCACAGTCCCGCCTAAGCCTTCCCTGCCGCTTTCCGGTGTCCTATTACGGGCCGGACGGCAGGGAGGCTTAGGCGCCAAGAGAGGCCTTTCAAATGGGAAATCCTTACTATGGAGTTTGTCTCTACTGTAATGTAGCCTTCACAAGAGTGGATAAACAGAAGAAATTCTGCTCTAAACACTGTCGTGAACAGTTTCGTCATAAGACGAACTATCATCCCACCTCTCCCAGGGTGCTTGCTTGTGCCATATGTGGCTCCTCGTTTGAGGCTAAACAGGGACGGAAGGTCTATTGTTCTGCTGAGTGTAAGCGGATAGCTACGAATATCTCAAAGCGTAAGCCAGCCACTTTGTCCCGAGGAGAGTGGCTTATCATCCAAGTGTGTACAATTGGAGATTCTGATTCTTGTTTGTCTTGGCCTTATGGACGGGATAGATATGGGTATCCTTGTAGTATTTTGGTGGGCGGTGTCCAGCTTAAACCCATACATGCTTCACTTATTTTGAGCGGTCAACCTAGGCCAGCACCCCCTAAACATCACGCTTTGCATTCGTGTCACAATCCTAGTTGCGTAAATCCGAATCACCTTAGGTGGGGATCACACAAGGACAACATGCGTGATAAGTGGGGATGATTCTCCACTTTTCGCACAGTCTAAAAAACAATCAGCATCCCACATATTTGTAAAAGATTCGCCTATCCACATCCCAACAAACTTTCAACCCTCCCCACATTTCAATCAAGAAAGGCCCTTTAATGTCCATTGAATCGAACACACAAGGATTCTGTCCTAGGCATGGATGACCATTGCCCACATTGAGTGATACCTTAGATGAGGAAAGAAGGGACGATATATGGAAGCCTTGATAGCTCTTGCAGGTGCTGTGTGCCTAGGGGCATTCGGTTATCTGTGGGTGAAGGTAGATCGCATTGACGCATCGATCTGTGAGGTCCGTATAACCCTAGGCCGCATGGAAGAGCGTCTGCACACTCATTAGGCCTGATATACCATGCACAAGTGCGCTCAACTTCTCAAGCGCTAGCCCTAGAGAGCAGCAGCCGGGGCTGTCTGTCATTAGTGAGGATTCTGCTCTTACCTGCGTATGAGTGCACATCAATGAGGTTCAAGGCCCATATCCCTCATTATGTCTACTTGAGAGCTAGTTGACTAGTTTAAGTTACACGTTGGGGATTTGGGGCGTTTTTGGATCAGCGCAGGCCCTATCAGCCAATTAATATAAATTTTAGCCCTTAAATGCATTCAATAGACAATAAACAAAGATTTTTATCAAATTCCCATATCGATTATTGATTGATTCAGTAATTCAAAGCTGGTATCCTCATTCCTACGATGCAGCCTTCAATTGGATTCCCAGACCCCGACGACGAACTAAATCGTAAGCTCCGACAACTCCCCCCGGAAGAGCTTCTAGTCCTTCTGTGGCATCTCAAAAGATTTCCCAATCAAATTGCTCCCTGCACCAAAAACCACGTAGATCGTAAACGTTGCACTATAGAATGCCTCCCTTATATATGGTTTCTACTAGCTGGACGAGGTGCTGGGAAAACGCTCACCGGAGCACATCACATCTTTGAAGTCACCAAAAATCTTCCTAATATCCCCGCTTATAGAATTGTCCGAGTGGGGCTTGTTTCCGAAACATTCAAAGACGTAAAAAACACAATGATTGAAGGAGATACCGGACTAGATACAATTATTCCTCAAGATTTGATAATCTCAAACAACAGAACAAGCGGGGAATTTAAATTCTGTTTTAAAACTCCCTTTTATCGAGAAGTTCATTGTCAAGCCTATTCATCAGAACGTCCGAACGACCTCCGTGGCCCCAATAACCACATAGTCTGGTTTGATGAAGCTGCAAAAAGTTCGGATGCGGACAAAGAGCCAACAGCTGCAGGAACCACCTGGAGCAACATTGTAATGAGCCTACGTTCAGGCCAATATCCTCATATTGTTGTTACCAGCACCCCTAGAAATAATAAACTTGTAAATTATATTGCTAATCACGAAAATTGTGTTACTAGTCGCATGACGTCCCTTGATAACACCCAATTACCCCCCGGATATCTCGAAGAACTTAGTCGTCTCCCTAAAACTTCTCGTACTTACCGCCAGGAAGTACTCGCCGAAATTCTTATCGACAACCCAGATTCCATTTTTGACGCCCAACTTATAGACCAAGACAGAGCAGACCCCCCGGAAGACCAGGATTTGCACCTAGTTCTTGGCTACGACCCCACAATGTCTGCCTCCGATGATTCAGATGAGGCTGGAATCTTCCTTTCCGCCTTTACCAAAGACAAAGAAAACGGAACCCATGCTTATCTCCTAGAAGACCATTCAGGGCATTTTAAACCCCCCGAACAGGTCTCAACAGTTATCAATCTTATTCTCAGCAAGGAAATCCCTGAACTTATTGTTGAGCAGAACCAGGGAGCGGGGTTTGTCCTCACTAATATAAAAACAGCCCTTCAGGACCACCCGGACGTGCAGGTTGTTGATGCGAGAGATCTAAAGAAGATCCGAGCCAGCAAAGCAGGTGCAGTTAAGGCCACTAAATACACAATTACTTTCAAAGACAAACATAGAGCCCCATTTTCTTTCATTCTTTATGCTATTCATGCCAGAGCCTCTAAAGTCCTACGGGCAGAACTGGCCGCCATCAACTACGAACAGCATCGGGTTCATCACCCCACCAACGGCCTTCCAATCTGTCACATCCAGACCTGCCGAGCCAGCCTAGAGGATCAGATGGTAACTTGGGGCCCAGACAGCAAAGAGAGCCCGGACCGTCTCGACAGCGCCGTCTACACCCTCCTACACATCTTCGGAGAAAATCACGCACTTTCCAGCAAGAAGTTTGCTACAATTCAAACGGCAGCTAACGCCCGAGACCTACCCCCATACGATCCCCGAGCCAACATCCAAGACATCTCACAGTTAACTCTCAGCAGGCATTCACGGGCCTATAGCGTAGACCTAGGAGGAAGAGAAAATGTTGGAATTGACGACGCTCATTCTGCTCGCTCTCGCTAGTTTCCGCACGACCCGCTTTTTGGTTTTTGATTCACTGTTTGAAGGAACTCGCCACAAACTGCATCTCTATCTTCTCAATAAACACAACCTCGTAACGGACAAGCTTTACGAACTTATCAGCTGCACATTCTGCACCGGAGTCTGGGTTTCTGCCGCTATTTACTGGCTCTATATCAGAGATTTTCAGCTTTCCGTTCCAGTTTTCCTCAACATTGCCGCTCTCTCAGGAGCGCAATCCCTGCTCCATGTGCTAGAGCCTGGCGAAGAAGACTAAAGACTGTTATCCTATAACCAATGCGAACGCATAATCGTTCTGCCACTCAACCGCCTCCCACTCCAGCCCCCCTTCAAGCTGCCGCATACCCTCTCAAACCACGCCAGGGGCAGGATTCCAGAGAAGCTAACCGCACTATTGACATCATGCTGCAGGGCGATTCACTGCATGATGATGGTTTAGCTTGGTTTTTCTACCAGACAATCCCCGAATTACGCTACATTGCACGCTACGTTGCTAATTCTCTTTCTCAAGCCAGACTTTTTGTTGGAAGAGTTGGCGCAGATCCTTACAACCCCTCCCCAGTAGGTCCTAGGCACCCGGCAACACAGCTTTTACAGGAGTTTGCGGGCGGATTTGAAGGTCAATCCGAGATTCTCGATAGGCTCGGGTTGCATCTTACCGTTGCAGGCGACTCGATTCTGGCTGGCCCGGAGCCAGGGAAAATGCCCCCATATCCATTCAATGAATGGCGAGTCTACAGCACTCAGGAGCTTTATTCACGCCAAGGCATAATTTACTACAGAAAGATCACAGGATCCGGACGAGATGAACCACTACCCTCTGGCACTATCGCAGTCCGAATCTGGAGACCACATCCCCTCCGTTGGGAACGAGCAGATAGCCCGGTCCTCTCTTCTTTCACCGTGCTGCGGGAGATTGACCTACTTGATCAGCACGTACACGCAAGCGCCATCTCACGTTTGGCAGGTGCGGGTCTGCTCCTCTTGCCTGACGATATCACGTTCCCTGCGGACGAAGTAGAAGTAGACGGTATCGAGGTAGACCCTTTCATTAAACATCTCACAGAAGTAATGTCCATCGCCATCAAAAACCGAAAAAGCGCAGCGGCGATGGTTCCTATTATGCTCAGAGGCCCAGGTGAAGCAATCCAAGCCATCAAGCACCTCACTTTCTCAACCCCATTTGATGACAAAGTGCCGGACTTGCGGAATGTTGCGCTCCGAAGACTGGCCCTTGGGATGGATGTCCCACCTGAAGTCTTGCTTGGAATGTCAGAATCTACTCAGTGGTCTGCTTGGCAAACGGACGAGTCTACGGTGCGCTTGCATACCGTGCCTCTGCTGCAACTCATTGCAAATGCGCTTACCGTTGGGTGGTTCAGACCAGCCCTAGAGAAGATGCGGCTCCCGGAGACCGTACGCAATGAGATTCCCCAACTCACGGTCTGGTTCGATACCTCAAATCTTGCTGTTCGACCCAATAAATCTGAAGATTCTCAGGCACTCTATGATCGATTTGAAGCTGACGGATCAAATCTACGGCTCACTAGCGGACTCACAGAAGCCGACAAACCTGACAAGAGGGAGCTTGAGGAGCAGATCCTTCTCCATCTAATCCGAACCAATTCGACCCTCCAGGCATATGCAATTAATTCTCTTTCAGAGAAGGGCATCATAGATTTGCCCGAAGCCATTGAACCCACTGCTGCCCCCGAAGGTAGACCTCCTGGGGATCAGTCTGTTAATATTGAAGAACAACCTTCTACTCCTGGTGAGAGAAGTCAAGACAAGCAAACTGCACCGCCTCCAGGCCCAACAGCCGAGGGTGATGAGAATAACAACGAGGTAGGAGGCTAATTGTGCCTTGGGAAATTTCTAAGAGGGGCGATGAGTTCTGTGTCGTCAAAATTGGCACAAACGAGGTAGAGGGTTGCCACGCCACTAGAAGCGATGCAGCCGATCAGTTGCGTGCTTTGTACGCCTCCGAGGACGATGCTAGTTCTAGCCTGCACTCCCACGGTCAGGGCATTCCCGAAGAGCATCTCCAGCAAATGGAAGAGATCGCATCCGAACTTCGGTCTCTTGCAGATCGTCTAGTAGGCGAACACAATACTCACGAAGAGGAGGATGTTGAAGTACCCACGCCAGCGCCCGCACCAGTACTACCTGAGGAATACGCAGCATGGGAAGGGCCAATCACTTACGAAGGGATCTACTCCGGGGATAAGAGACTCTTCCAAGCAGGAGCAGTTGTCTGGAACGAAGATCTCTTGCCCTTCCCGTTCAAATTTCAACGGGTATCTGCTGACGGTCATAACGCCAGCGTTACGATTGGCAGAGTTGACCGCATCTTTAGGGGAGAAGACGGAGCCATCCTCGCCGAAGGCATCATAATTCAGGGTGATGATGCCCCCCCGGAAGCAGCTCAATACCTAACGCTTCTCAAGACGGGCGCCGCAGGTGGCGTCTCGATCGACGGCGACGATGCCGAGTTTGAGATCCTCCAAGATGAGACTAACCCGGAAGACTATCAGATAGTCTTCTCCCGCATCAACATCCGGGCACTCACTGCCGTTGACATCCCTGCATTTGCGGGCGCAAAGATCCGCCTCAAGGAGGAAAGCTTTGTTGCAGCTGTTATCGGTTCTACTGATCTTCCTGTTGCTGATCGTGACCGGCGCTGGGATGGTCTAGCCGCTCAGAAAGCTATTTTTGCAGATGCCAAAACGGAGGATGGCTTTGATACCGCCAAACTCAACAGAGCCTTCCTTTGGAGAGATTCTGACGGCGACCCTGAACTTCGTGGCTCCTACAAACTTCCCTTTACGGAGCTAATAGATGGAACACTTACGATTGTTCCAAAGGCTGTCTTCGCTGCTGCTGCTGCTATTGAGGGAGCTAGAGGAGGAGTCAATATTCCCGACGCCGACAAATCAGGGATCCGCCGGAAGCTTGCCACCCTCTACGGGAAGATCAATTCCTCTCTCCCAGCAGACGAAACCCCAGTAACCCCTCCTTGGGAGTCAGATGTGGGAGACGCAGCACTAACTGATGAGGAAGAGTTTGCTAGAAAGCGCCGGAAGCGCCGCCGTTGGATGTATAGCGAGATCGAGACCATCTTAGCCAGTGCCGTCCCGGTCGATCCCCCCTCTAATTGGTTCGATGAGCCCAAATTTGAAGCACTTGTTCCAATTACTATCACTGAGGAGGGACAGGTCTTTGGGCATTTGGCGGGCTGGAATACTTGCCATATTGGCTACGGATCCTGCACTACTGCTCCTAAGGGATGCGATTTTGATAACTTTTTCCATCTTGGTTCTCTAAAGACCGAGGATGGGGAGATGATAAACGTTGGGCATATGACTTTTGGAGGAGGCCACGCTCCAGCAAACCTGAATGCGCAGGCAGCAGGTCGGTTCTACGACAGCACAAGTACTGTTTCAGCTGACATTAGGGCTGGAGAGGATGAGTTTGGCATCTGGGTTGTTGGTGCGCTGCGACCTGGATTGTCTGATATTGAACTGAGAGAAGTCCGGAGCGCACCTTTATCCGGGGATTGGAGGAGCATAGGCTCTAAGCTCCAATTGATTGCTGCTCATGCTGTAAATGTTCCTGGATTCCCTATTCCGAGGGCCAAGGTTTTGGTTGCTTCTGGAGGCGAGACCCAAACAATTGTTCTCACAGATACTTGTAACTGCACTATTGCTGAAGAATTTATTGAATTAATGTTTACTACTGATTTGGAAGGGATGGAGGAATAAATGGGTTGCGGCTGTAATAAAGGAAAAACTCAGGGAGTTGTTGGTCAAGCTAGATCTACAATATTTCAGGCCCTCGATCCAAAAGGGGCCTTAGTTGCCGAGTTTTCTTCTGTTGAAGATGCTCGGAAGGCTGCCACAGCGGCAGGCGGCCGTGTGCGTATAACTAGCCGTGCAGGATAAGTTATAGTATGCTAATAGCAGTAACTACGACAGCCCTAAGGGCTAGGAGGTAATAATGGAGCGTTTCGCTCTTCCCGACAGCCTCGGTGGGCTATCCGACGAGGCGATAAATGAGCTAGAAGGTAAGGCAAATGAGCGCCTTGCTGCTCTCCGGAGCGTGGAGCATCCAACTGGGGATGACGTCGCGGAGCTAGCTGCTATCAAGGCTTCTCGTCCTGCTCTAAAGGCTGAGCGTGCTTCTCGTGCGGAGTTCGCTTCCACTCTGGCAGATCTGGACGCCCCAGAGCCCACCCCCGAGCCTGTGCCTGAGCCGGTTGTTATAGCGGCTCCTGCTCCCGTTCCCGCACCAGCGCCTCCAGCGCCTGTTGTAGCGGCCTCAGAGCCTGTTGAGCCACCGGAGCCCGCTCCTGTGGTTGCAAAGGCGCCTGTGCCCTCTACGGCTGTTCCTGAGGCTCCTGCTAGCCCCCGCTTGGTGATCACCGCCGCAGCGGACATCCCTCAGGTTCAGATGGGTTCTAGCCTCGACATGGGCGGCTTGGCAAACGCTGTTTATCAGAAGGCCCGTGTCATTGGGAACAGCAAGCAGAAGTTCCCTATTGCCACGATGGAGAAGCAGTTCCGGGACGGCTTTGATCTCACTCAGATGAACCAGAGCGATGCTTGGCAGGCCATCAACGACCTTGCTAGTGTGAAGAATTATGAAACTCTTCTCGCTGCTGGTGGTTGGTGCGCTCCTTCTGAAATCCTCTACGATCTGTATGAGTCTGTCTGTCCTCGTCCTGCACTCTTCTCTCTGCCTACTTTCCGGGCTAACCGAGGCGGAGTTCGTTGGCCAACTTTTGCGCCAATTGATTTCACTGACGTGGTTGACTGGATCTGGACCGAGGCTGATGACATCGCTGCCGTAACTGGCCAGCCCACTAAGCCTTGTATCAGAGTGGACTGTCCTGAGTTTGAAGAGTGCCGTCTTGATGCCCACGGCGTTTGCGTGATCGTCGGCAACCTCATCGACCGGGCATATCCTGAGCAGGTTCGTTGGTTCCTCAACCGGGTATTCTTCCTGCATGACCGTGCCGAGAGCCTTTTCAAGATCAACGCCGTTATTGCAGATGCTGATGCTGTCACGGTTGGAGCCACATTTGCTGCTGGTTCAGCGGTTGTTGCTGCTCTTCTTCTTGAAGTGCAGGCCTACCGTGACCGTAATGGGCACTGCTGTGACTCACTAGTTGAGGCTTGGGCTCCTTGCTGGCTGAAGGAAGCCATCCGGGCTGACATCGCTCGCCAGGACTTTGGTGGGGTTGGCAACTCCGGGCTAGTGTCTGATGCCACTATTCGGGCATGGTTTGCTAGTTTCGGTGTTTCTATCAACTTCCTGTCCTTCTGGCAGGCACTTGAGGATCCCGTTCCTGGTAATACTCTTACCTGGCCCGCAACTGTTCAGATCCTGTTCAATACTCCTGGATCTTACGTTCAGTTCGATGGTGGGACGCTGGATCTCGGGATTACGAGGGATAGTGTACTCAATGCAGTCAACGACTATAATATTTTCACTGAAGACTTCTATTGTATAGGCCGTAGAGGGCCAAGAGGTGTTTTGGTGACAGTTCCCATTTGCCCGCTCGGTACGGTTGGTGGTCGTAATGTCAACGCTGACGACACGGCTGCTTGTCCTGCTGCTTAATTGATATATCGAGGGGAGGGGCCGAAAGGCTCCTCCCCTCAACCTAAGACTTCTTTCTGGAGGAAACATGGCTTTAATTCCGCCGGGCCTAATTCTGGACCCGCCCCAGCCGGACCGGCACTGCTACGGCCTGTTGACCGGCCTCCAGTCATTAACTGAACCTACGGACCCGCACTGGAGGTCTGGTGTCCAAGTCCCCAGCTGGTTCTGCTCAGATCTCGACTCAACCTTTGCTGAGTGCCCCCCAGTAACTGGTGGCCCGGATCTTCCTGCCAAGTCTTTTGACCGTGGTGTCGATTTTTGCGAATCAGATCCTTTTATAGTTTACTCAAGTTTATCTTGTCCTCCTGTTGGCTGGACCGGTGAGCAGTTTTACCAGATAGTCAAAGATCGTTATGGTGCGAACGTTGAACGGGCGCTAGAGAACATCTTCTGGACCGGCACCACCTCTAATGGCCCAGTAAGCCCTAGCCTCGCCTTCGGCAATCCTTCCTGCGGAATCGTTCCAGTTGATCTATCCCCAGGTGTTGCTCTTTCTCCTGTAGCCGCCTTGGGCGTCCTTGAATCAGCCCTCGCTGACTGCTGGCCAGGCCCTGGCACCATCCACATGAATTTTGGCGCAGTCCCCTTCTTCGCCACTGCCGATCTTCTGGTACGCCGAGAGGACAGACTTGAGACTTTCTCGTGTAATAAGGTAATCGCTGGCGCTGGATATCCAGGTACTGGCCCTGCAGGCGTCGCTCCTGTTGCTGGTTCAACTTGGATTTTCGCAACAAGCGAAATCGTTGGTTGGCGAGGAGAGGCTTTCTTCAATCCGCCTGAGCTAGAGGAAGCTTTTGATAAAAGCGTTAACGACCTAACTGTTCGTCTTGAGACTGAATGGGCGTTCAGTTTCGTATGCTGCCTGTTCGCAGTTAATGTTGCTTTGTGCAGTAATCCTTGTGAATAGGATATTAAATGGCTTCCTATCAGGTAGGAGATGAATTCCAGGGGCATCATAACGA